GTTAGAATTATTTGAGCAAGCTAAGAAGTATCTTAAGCAATACAGTCTCCGTGAGGTTTCTAATTGGTTAACTACTAGCTCTGGCCGCTACATCTCTCATGTGGGTCTAATGCAGAGGGTAAAACTTGAGCAAAAACGTAAGAAAGAAGCTTCAATTCAACGCTTCTATGCAGAAAAGTACAAAGAAGCCGCAGAGAAAGCTGAAAAACTCGAAAACCAACGTATCGGTGCAAGAGTTAGAAGAGAAGATAGTACCAGCACAGGTCAAGCCGCCTGAGTTTGAGGTAGAAGAAGCAATCAGAGAGATTATCTTTGAGCCTAATCCAGGTCCACAGACAGATTTCCTAGCATCTACTGAACAAGAGGTACTATATGGTGGATCTGCAGGTGGTGGCAAGTCATATGCCATGATTGCAGACCCTGTACGATGGTTAAACAACCCTCATGCAACAATGTTGCTAGTACGTAGGAGTACAGAGGAGTTGAGAGAGCTTATATCTGTTTCCAAGCTCCTTTATCCCAAGGCAATACCAGGGATTAAGTTTATGGAACGGGATAAGACTTGGGTTGCACCCTCAGGTGCTACTTTGTGGATGTCATACCTTGATAGAGATGATGATGTCATGAGATACCAAGGTCAAGCCTTTAATTGGATAGGCTTTGATGAGTTAACACAGTGGCCTACACCATACCCTTGGGATTACATGCGCTCAAGGCTAAGAACTACTAAAGATTCGGGACTACCTCTCCACATGAGAGCAACAAGTAACCCAGGAGGGCCTGGGCATCAGTGGGTTAAGAAGACTTTTATTGATCCTGAGGTTCCTAATCAATCTTTTTGGGCTACAGACCCAGAAACAAAACAAACTATTACTTGGCCTAAAGGTCACACTAGGGAAGGGGAACCTTTATTCAAACGTAGGTTTATTCCTGCTACTTTGTTTGATAATCCATACCTAGCTGATGATGGGATGTATGAAGCTAACCTATTATCACTACCTGAACATCAACGGAGACAGTTACTTGAAGGTGATTGGGACATTAATGAAGGTGCTGCGTTTCCAGAGTTTAACAGACAGATTCATGTTGTTGATCCTTTTGATATACCTAGCGGGTGGGCTAAGTTTCGTGCATGCGACTATGGGTATGGTTCTTATACTGGTGTCGTCTGGATTGCAGTAGCTCCTGATGAACAACTAATTGTCTATAGAGAGATGTATGTATCTAAAGTTATTGCTACTGATCTAGCAGATATGATACTAGAAGTAGAAGCAGAAGAAAAG